CTCCCCAACGATCCTCCGCCTCGACTATGCCCTCGACAAAATACATGCGCTTTTTCCGCTTCAGCTTGCCATCCTCGAAAACATAAATGCCATGCGGCATTGGCCGGACTCCAAAACCCGGATTCCTTCGCACACGATACACATATATTCTGTCCGCAAATTGCTGGCCTTCCTTCAATGGGAACACTTCACGACTCCGAGCTATCTTCTCGCCCAACTTTGTGATCGTGTCACAAATCGGAAGCAGGCGGTTCGAGACATGCTTACCATCGTCCCCGATGATCTGTTGTTCAGCGTAATAGCTAGGCATTGATGCCCTCCTTTTGTTGGGTGTTAATGTATAGTACAACAATATCCAACATTGTCAAAATGGTTTGTGACGTTTTTGTATATGCCTTTTCTACGGGTAACGTGTTCGATGAAAAAAATTCTGAAAAAAGTGTCACAAGTGTCACAAAACATGGTTTTTGGTCCGCGAACCGTTGTCCTGCTTCAAAAACGTCTGTGACACTTCGTGATTTTGTAGTGTCACAACAAGACAGAAAAGTGTCACAAACAGCCGTTTGCCCTATTGGAACGCGCGTGCTTTTTCGAAAAGTTTGACGAAACCCGGAAAAATTCGTTATACACGAGACATGGGACGCCCTGCTGGATTGACCGAAAGACAACGCACCTTCGCCAAGTATTATGTCGAGGGTAGGTACTCGAACGCAGAGTGTGCGCGCAAAGCCGGGTACGCTGAGAAGAGTGCCGCTGTCCAAGCCGCAAAACTTCTCGACGGTCACAGCTTTCCCGATGTCCCTGTTCTGATCAAAGAACTTCGAGAAGCACGCGAACGTCGATACGGCGTGACCTTGCTCAATCAACTCAAACGATTTGAAGATTTGTCCCTCGCTGCTGAAGAGGCGGGACAGTTTTCTGCCGCGATCAATGCCGAGAAGATTCGATCTTCGCTTGGCGGTTTGACCATTGATAGACGCGAGTCCACTCACGTCCACCAGCTTGACAAACTTTCGCGGGAAGAAATCGTTGCTAGGCTGGCCTCGATCAGAAGCCAGTATCCCCATGCCTTCACCGATATGAAACAGGTGGCCGATGCCAAAGACAGAAGCGACTCTGTGGAAATCGTTGAAGCAGAATTTACCGAACAAGACACACGCGCAACGGGTTGAGAACCGTTCATCGCAGGGCATGCCAGATGTGTATGTTTGCATGGATGGTGTCCCGTTTTGGCTGGAATTAAAAATAATAAAGAATAACCGAGTCTCGGTGTCTAAATCCCAAATTGCTTGGAATCTGGCGCATTCGCGTTGCGGTGGCGTTAGCTTTTTCTTGCTACATGCACCCTCGACCGGTGATGTATTTTTATTTGAGGGCAGACATGCGCTCGAAATCCATGATTCGCGGATCGATGACCTGTGCGCCTGCGGCCCTGCGCCGTCATGGTATGGGCCGCTGCGCGAATTACCTGCGAACCTGCGACCTGCGGCCCTATCGTTATGGGGCGCGAACCACGGGCAGCAGCCCGAGGTATGACTCGGGCTGTCAGTGTTGAACGATAGCAATTGATTTAGCTTTTTTGGATGCGCCGGCGCAAAGTTTGCACGTGTTGCATGTGGCCCGGCGTCCGGCTTCTTTGCTGGCCGGACATAGGATCTCGAATCCGGTTAGCAGTTGATCGGTGTTTTGAATCACTCGAAAGGTCCGCTTGCCATCCTGCCATGCTGCAATAGCCTCGGCCTCGGTGTCTGCGCTGATCATGAATAAATCGGGATCGGTCGGGACTAGACCGTCCTGGTGGGTGTAAGCCGTATGACCTACCGCCTTAGATAGCAGGCTATCCCAGATATATGCCGGGACTGCGGCACCATCGCCGTATGTTCCGATTCGAACCATGCGTCCAGCGCCTATCTCGGCAATGGCGTCATGACCCGTGACTACAGGATAGCCACCCTTTTGCAGATGTTTCCATGTGATTAGAACACCCTGAAACAATGCCACATAGCACTTGCGACCTTTGGCATGTTTGCCCGGCGCGTCTGCTGCGACCGGTTCGCCTCGGAACTGACAGTTTCCGCAGATGCTATAATCATGGCCTAGCTTATTGTTTAACATTGGGTCTAGACCGTTGTCGCATAGAATATAAGTTTGGACCATGTCGCCGGTTTTCGTGTTCCGGCTTTTGGCTATCGCTATGACTACGATAGGCTGGCCGTCAATCTGTGATGGCCCTCGGTAAATGATTCCTGATTTCATTTCTTTAACTCCCATTCAATAAATCACTATACAACACAATAAAACAAAAACCAATATTTTCCTGCGCTGCGGCTGCGACCTGCGCGCTTGTCGTTATCCCAGCGCGCTGCCTGCGGCCTTGCGCCCGAAGAAAAGACCTGCGGACGCAGGTCTTTTTTTTAAGTAGCCGGGAACAAAAAACCCGGAGCCGAAGCTCCGGGTTGCCAGCCGACTAGGACGGCTGGTTGAACGGCCACGGTTCGCCATAATGTTCCCTCCATTCATCCGTGGCCTGTACAAGAATGCCGTGCTCTCTGACTTGTGCGGCGTACATGTCACCAAGATCGCCGTATGATCCGGCGGCAGGCGACTCACCAAGCACGAACCAACGGGCGTGTTGGTTGGCCTTTTCTTTGTCGGGCCGTTGCCATGTCTTCAAAACTTTCCATGTCAACGCACCGGCACGATAGGTTGCATATGGCTCGGCTGTTCCGTTGCGGACAGCTTCCGCCGAGATTGATTTTCCGAAAGGGTTGGATTTCCTAGTCATCGCTTTCTCCTTTTTCTAACGATGTTTTATTATACACGATTATGCAACACAACAAAGCAGAAACTGCGCTTGCGTTCCTCAAAACAACCTGCGAACGCAGGTTGTTTTTTTCGGCCTGCGGCCTTGCGCCCGAAAGAAAAAACCTGCGAACGCAGGTTTTTTCTTAGAGCATCCTGACAAAAAAAGAACCGGCTTTCGCCGGTTCTTTCTCTAGGGAACTTCATGTTCCGCTGGCCTTTGGGAATCGGTTGGTGATTCTGTACCGACCGTTCTTCAGTTCGATCCCATAACCGTGGTTATTCCGGAGCGACCAGATTGCTGTGTGGATTGTGTTCCGCTTGAGCTTGGTGTGCTCCATTAGACCAGTTGCAGTCATGCCGCTTAATTGCACTTTGGAAAGCTCCCCCCAGACAGCCGTCTCGGTTTTGGACATGCCGCTTGCCGACCGTGCTTTCGGCATCTCGACCAGCGTCGCGCTGCCGGAGATCCCTTTGGCGTTGTTCAATACTTCGGTGAGCGTGGCTTGCCGTTTGGCTTGATTGTCGATAATCGACCGGCAGGTTGCGATTTGTTGCTCCAGCCATTCGATGTGGTCTTGTTTGACTATTGTCTTCATTGTTGTCTCCCTAGATGAGATTGTCAGTATTGACCTTAAAAGTGTGCACTAATATGCAACACAATACAACACCTTTGGGGTTACTGTGGCGGTTTGTCGCAGGAGTGCCGGTTTGTCGCACCCCTGCCCCCCTTGCGCGCGAAGCATACATATGCGCTAGCATATGTATGCTGGGTTGATAAATTCATTGGCCCATAATATCGTTCGGGTCATGGACACGGGTAACTTAGACCTCCTCCCCGAAGAAGTGCTCAAAGAGATGTTGATGCTGGAAGAACAGCGTCAGCGGCTCGAGTTGCGCGATACGGCTAAAGATAATTTTATGGAATACGTCATGCATGTGTATGACGGGTTCATCGTGGGCCGGCATCATAAAATCATTTCGGAGAAGCTGGAGCGCATCGCATCGGGTGACTTGAAGCGTTTGATAGTGAACATGCCGCCTCGTCATTCGAAGTCGGAGTTCGCGTCGTACCTTATGCCTAGCTGGTTCTTGGGCCGCAATCCGAAGTTAAAGATCATTCAGGCGACGATGAACACGGAGTTGGCGGTACGGTTTGGCCGCAAGGTTCGTGATCTGATTGCCGATCCGGTATATCACGAGATCTTTCCGGGGACTGATTTGAAGCAGGACAGTCAGGCGGCTGGCCGGTGGGAGACGAGCGCGGGTGGCGAATATTTTGCTGCTGGCGTTGGAGCGGCGATGACGGGCCGTGGTGCGGATTTGTTGATTATTGATGACCCGCACTCGGAGCAGGATGCGTTGTCCTCGTCTGCTTATGACAACACGTATGAGTGGTACACCTCTGGTCCGCGTCAGCGTTTGCAGCCTGGTGGTTCGATCATCATTGTTCAGACGCGGTGGTCAAAGAAGGATTTGACGGGCCGGTTACTACAATCGCAGGCGGCTGACATGATGGCGGACCAGTGGGAGGTGGTTGAGTTTCCTGCGATTATGCCGTCGGGGGAACCGCTGTGGCCTGAATTTTGGGAAAAAGACGAGCTTTTGAAGGTCAAGGCTTCGTTGTCTTTGGGCAAGTGGAATGCCCAGTGGCAACAGAATCCTGTTTCGGAAGAGACGGCTGTCATCAAGCGTGAGTGGTGGAACGAGTGGGAAGAGGACGATATTCCGCAGCTTGAGTATATAATTCAGTCGTATGACACGGCGTATAGTAAGAAAGAGACGGCTGACTATTCGGCGATTACGACGTGGGGTGTGTTTGAGCCGTTTGGCAATGGTGACCAGCATTTGATTTTGATGGACGCGAAGCGCGGTCGCTGGAGCTTTCCGGAGTTGAAGCAGGTTGCTCAAGAGGAGAACGAGTATTGGGAGCCTGACATGATGCTAATTGAGGCCAAGGCGAGTGGTACGCCGTTGGCGGACGAGATGCGGTTGTTGAACTTGCCGGTAATTACGTATTCGCCGGGTCGTCGCAAGGGCAGTGGCGGCATAGATAAGATGACACGGATGCACATGGCCTCGCCGATTTTTGAGTCAGGAAAGGTTTGGTATCCTTCCGCGCAGAAGTTCGCGGAGCAGGTGATAGAAGAGGTTGCATCGTTTCCGAATGGTGATCATGATGACTTTTGTGATAGCATGACTATGGCTCTGATGCGTTTTCGTCAGGGCGGTTTCATTAGTTTGCAGGGTGAAGAGCTAGAAGATTGGCTCCCCTCTAAGAAACGCGAGTATTATTGATGGTAGCTACCCCACAACCCAGTCCTCGTCGTCGTCCTATGGCTCTTCCTACTCCTCCGCCCGTGGGCCGTGGTGCGGGGATCATGGCTCTTCCTACACCGAGGCCGACTGCTGTTCAGCGTGCAATGGCAACTCGGCGCCCGATCCGCGAACCACGGTCCTTGGCTGAGACGTTTGCGGAGGGCCGCGATGTATTAGAGGGTGTTGGCACGGGAGCGATTGCGGGTCTTGGCGGGTTACCGGCGGATTTGACGGGCATAATTTTTGGCGACATACCGGCGGTTATAAACAAGTTGGTGACTGGCGAGACGATCAATCAGGAAGAGTCTCCGTATTTTCAGCAGTTAAACGAGTTTCGTGAGACGTATGGTGCGGAAGGCATCATGCGGTTGATGGGTGCTGGCGACAGGTTGGATGCACCTAGTGACAGCGACGATGCGTTATCTCGTGCGGGTATAAATCCGTTTAGGCAGGGTGCGTTTGTTGGCGAATTCCTTCTTGATCCGTTTGCACTTGCGAAGGCTCCCAAGGCGTTAAAAGCGTTACGGTCTCCGTCGGACGCGGAGGTTGCTGCGTATGATAGATCTCTTGCTGCGGGGGCGCAGGCTGACGCGCAGCAGCGGTTGCAGCTTACGGATCCGAATCAGGTGATAGATCCGGGGCCGGGCAGTATTCTTGACGCCTTAGACGAGGCACAGGCTCAAGAAGGTCTTATCGATTCGGTTGACGAGCAGTTTACGTTTGCGCCTAACACGACGCAGGAGTTGATTGACAGCTTGAATGGTCCGGGTGTGGTCAGCATCAACCCGGACATAATTCCGGGTGGCCCAGCCGGTGGAGATGGTGCAACTGTCTTTAACTATGTTCCTGGGTTGAGTGACGCCGATTTGACTACAGGGACTCGTCTTGAACGTCCTTTTAACTATTACGAGTTTTCGGAGGACATGTTCGATCTCACCGGTCGTCGTATTCCAGAGGGCACTCGTATTGCGTGGCCGGAACAGTTGAGAGACGATTTTTTCAGTTTTTTCCACAACAGCCCACCACGGCCCCAGCCCACGGGTGAGGTTGTTATTCCAGAGGTTCGCGCCAGTGCAGAGCCGGTCCCGCCTTCGACTACAGCCGCCGAAGAAATTATTGAAGGAACCGCCACCGAGATAGTGTCGGATACTCCGCAAGAAGGCTTTACGGGTGTTGTAGACACACCGCTGATTCCAACGGATCGCGTTATGCCGATAACGGCATCGCCGGACACGCAGGTTGCCCGTCACAGTGTAATGACACGCAGTATTGATCGTCAGGGTGAGATTGTAGACTATTCGCCTTTTTATCAGCTTATAGACCGTCTGCCGGACAACCGTGCGATGTCGAAGGAAGAAGTCCTTGATTCGTTGCGCGGTGGTTTTGGGGAGAGTGTGAACAGAGACCGCGAAGGTTCCAAGTTTGTAGAGTTCCTTGAGAAACACGCCCCGAACCAGTTGTACCGTGGTCAGGTGATGGCGTTCTATCGGGACTACACCCCGCAGCTTCGCGTCAAGACTCTTACACGGACGGAGCTTGATGAAGCTCGCGCGCAGGGTATTTCTACTCCTGTTGGTTCCTTGACTGATTACGGCCAGAACTCTGTTCCGTCTTCGGCGGGCGGAGAACCAATGCACATTTATCTCAACAACCCGAATTCGACCATTCCGTTCACGGACGGCACCACTGTTCAAACGCGGGGCGGCACGGGGTCAGGGTATCAGATGCGTGGTGGTACGATTGCGGATCATAAGATCGGTGCCTCGGGTGGTCCGGGCACTAGCACTACGACAGAGTCAGGTGTTCCGGGTTACTTCGGCCACATTCGTCTGGAGATTATTACGGATGATCAGGGTCGCAGGGTTGGTGTTTTGCAGGAGATGCAATCTAACGCGGCGGTTGCGGAGCGGAAATTTGCGAAAGGCCAGGACACGGACTTTAACTTTTTAACGGGAGAGGAGCGGTACAACATTGACGAGCTTCGCAGTACTTCTGAAGGTCTTGCAATTTTTGATGAGGCAGCAAACTCGCGGGTACTAGAGCCGGATTTGGCGACTGCACAGCTTGACACACTTGGCATGTTGCGTCAGGACGCTACCGAGAGGATGGGGAACGATCTTCAACTTATTGGCGGTCAAGCGCCGACGGCAGACGAGACGTTTGAAACTCTTGAGGCGATCTACGACAATGCCCCGACGGGTGTGCCTACCGGGCTGGATCTTACCGCAGATCTGATTCCAATGCAGCGGGCGATTGCAAAGCTGCTGACGAATGATTTGTTGAGTCATGCGCGTGGCACAGGTCGGACAAGTAACAGCACTGGCGTTGACACAACTCTTAGAGAGTTCACGATTGGTCACACAGGCGGCACGGAGCTTGGCCCGGCGGCGAATAGAACGGGTCGTTTGACAGATTTGCTGGAAGCAGAAAACATTGAAGACCTGTTGGATGCGGAAGATATTGCCACGCTCAACAGAGTGCTGAAGAAACGAGCTAGTCAACACGCCACCACGGACTGGTCCACACAGGGCCGCAACGCGACTAGAGAAGCGTCGGCGACACTTAGAACTGGTGAAGATCTCGCCACAGTTATTTATCGAGACATGAACACAGCAGTGGAGAACGGCGAAGAGCCGCTAGACTATATACGCAGAACAGGGACAACTGCGACTAGCCTTGTGCAAGAGGATCCTGGTCTGTTCGGCTTCCTGACTGAGGCATTTGATGATGTGCCAATGCAGGCAACGCACGAGTCGATCCCTGCGATGGTCGGTCGAAACATGCAGCATCGGATCATGAACGACGTGACCGACGCGCTTGAAGCAGAAGTGCCGATGCGTATACCCAGAGATGTCAGCAAGCAGAATATGAACGATTATATCGACGGTTTGGCGGTGTCGGACGAGCGTAGGGCGGAGTTGAAAAAAACTTTTGATACGTGGCTTACCACCATCAACAACCCAGATGCCCAACAGGCGTATCGTCCTGGCTCTCCTTTCTCTGGCAAAAAGTCAGATGTATATTTTTATCAGTTTGCTCCGCGCTTGATTTTGGCTGAAGCACGGAAGAAAGGACTTGACGGCGTCATTTTCCCGAACTGGGAAGATATGAAGGATGTGGGTGGTCGTCCGAGTCAAGAAATTGTGAAGGAGATTTACGACTCACATGTCAAAAAAGGTTTGGCACAGGCCGTAGGTTCGGAAAATGTTGTGGAGATACCAACTATCAAAGTTGGTCAAGAAGACCTGTTGCACAAACAGACAGGAAGCCCACACAGACCTGCTCGTGCTGTTTACTTTGGGGATGGATCGTTGGCCGAAAAATTTGATAACAAGCTGGTCCGACGCGCAAAAGGCGGTCCCGTAGACTTGAGACCAAAGAAGCTGATACACTCGGGCATTGGCGGCATGGCAAGACAGGTGATGTGATGGCAAAGAAAAAAGACGACATTAAAGACGAAGAGCTTTTGGCAAAACTTCGTGACAGGTTCTATGACCCAAAGCCGGGCGAGACTGATTACTCGGCGACGATGTCATTTGACGAGTACGTAAAACGTATTGGGCCAGCTAAAAAGGCTGCCGGCGGCATGGTCAAAGGTTTTAGCCCCATTGCTCGTCCGCAGCGATTTAAGGGGATTTTCTAATGTATTTACTTGGTCCGGAAATGAATTCTCCTGAGTTCATAGCGCATCTCGATAAGGTGCGTAAGACTCTTGTGGAAGAGCGCAATAGCTTGAAAAAAAACACCAAGCGGTACAAAGACTTGAGCAGTAAAATCAGGGCAATCGACAATGCCCGAGTTGGCCGCAAGTTTCAAAAAGCCAGTGGCGGTGCAGTAATGAAGTCTCGTGGCGGCACATTCAAAGGAATCTTTTAATGGCAATTCCTCCACAGACAGTAGACATGGCGATGGGTCCGGGCGGCCCGGTGCAGCAGATGCCTGAAGAGATGACCGTTGAGTTGCCTATGGATGACATGCTTCCAGAAGGCATTGAGATGGCTGGCATGGAAGAGATGGTCGAGGTCCAGGCTGAGATGTACGACCACAACGCCAATCTGGCCGAGGTTCTGGATGACTCGACACTTGGATCGTTGTCGTCTGATTTGCGGAGCAAGGTGGACGGTGACAAAGAGTCTCGCGAGGATTGGGAAGAAGCGATTGCCAAGGGCTTGAAGTTGCTTGGCGTAAATTACGAAGAGCGCAACGAGCCGTTCCTTGGCGCAAGTGGCGTGCATCACCCGCTTTTGAGCGAGGCGGTGACGCAATTTCAGGCGCAGGCTTACAAAGAGATGTTACCTGCTGGTGGCCCTGTAAAGACACAGGTTCTTGGTGCATCAAACAAGATGCTGGAGGATCAGGCCCAGCGCGTAAAAGATTTTATGAATTATCAGCTTATGGAGGTCATGGACGAGTA